CACTCTATCTTTATCTCATCACGATAAGGCGCTCTGGGTCCTCTCAACTTCTGTTTGTGCGCTTCGCTTTTGGGTTGTCTCATCTTCTCCAAACTTTCTTCGCTGTGTTTCTGTCCGGCAAACGACGCACCCCACCCACCGGTCATTCCTTTGTTCCACGGGGTCCTGCCCTTCATCTTGCGTTTTGCTTCTTCGCTATGTGGTGGTTGATATTTACCTTTGTTAGACCTTCCATAAAATGCGTTAGTCATATCTTTTCCGTTCTCGTCCAGGACCGCGCCTCTGTTGCGTCTATCTTCGTCAGTTATCTCAAAGTCTTGGTAGTTCTCACCATTCCATTCTATGCCTAACGCTTCGCTTATTGTTTTATCTATCTTACTCATAATAAGTTAGTGCTCTGCGCTAACAGAGCACTCTCTCTTTTTTCCTCTCAAACTAACTGAAAAAACTTTCTAAGGTTCTTCGCGAACCATAACTTCTGTCAACTTGCCAATCAATACATTCTAAAATGATTTCGATTGGATCAACAAAAGACTTCTCAAATTGTTTTTCTTTATCTATCTGATTGTGTAAGTCAAACTCTTTCGGCAACTCACCATTGAAAGCGATCACATTCGACTGCACGATGTTAGGTGTTTTGAGCAAAAGATATTTTAGTTTATCACCATCTTGTATCAGTTGATATCTATTTGTCAACTTATGTTGTTTCAGTAGAAAGTTGTAAATCAAAGCGCCTTTGATATGCATCGGTGTGCCCTTCTTGAATATGCTTGACCTATCGCCCCACTTCTTGATGCCGTTACATGATCTTGGGAACGCCATCGCCTCTACTGGCAGATTCATAAACTCTTTACGGAAGTTCTGTATGAATTCGTTTACAGCAGTCTCATCTTCGTTTACAATCACCTTCAAAGATTCTTTAATACGTTCACGACAAGCGTGTGGTGTAGATGATTTGACTGCTTCGATACCCATAACTTTAATTTGGGGTTCACTATACCTAACACCTTCGTTGTCATGCACATTTAGAATGTATCTTTTCTTTGCAGTCCAGATACCTTTGTCAGCAATGACTTCTCTACCCATCTCCATCTTCTGGTCATAGGCATGAACATAGTCAGCAAGTTCCTGATAGCACTCATCAATAAACGGTTGTATTTTTTCTTCAGCAACCTTATTCAGAAACTCAATAGGATTCTTTGGGTTGACTTTATCTATCAACTCTTTGAAACGAACATAGATAGAATCTGTATCAGATGCGATAATGTAATCTTCACCTTCAGTTTTCAATATCTCATTAAGATACTTGTTTACTCTTGCCTCAATCCAACGAATAGATAACTGACCTGATGTTGTGATAGCAGTTGCCATACGTTCATCATAATATCTAAAATACTCGTTACCTAGAGCACCATAAGCACTGTTTAGGGCAATCTTTCTTGCTAACTGAATGTTGTGATATGTTCCAATCTGATTGACATATTTTTGATCTTTAGTTTCTTCATACTTCTGTTTAGCATCAATCATATACTTTTTAAACTTTATTCGGTCAGTATAGAACTTCTCCATCAACTCAGGTAAAAAGCCACGTTTGTCTGTTCTGAAACAAGCGCCGTTTGGTGTGACTGTTAGTTTATCACCGAGAATGTCCGTATCAACCTCTTTGTTCAATAACTTGTTGATAGAAACAGTTTTAGGAAACTGCTGTTTGATAAGTGTCTCTAGTGAAATGTTATACTGCATAATCAAATGCGGATACAGACTATTCAAGTCAAACGACATAATCCATTCGTGTTGGCCTACTTGAGGTTCTTTCACATAAGCACCCACATACTTGGCACCTTTACTACTCTTTGTACGTTGAGGTATGATGATACCTTTCTCAAGCAGATAGTTATAGATAATAACATCCCACATACGAACCTGAGAATGGACATCCATGTAGTTGATTTTTGCCTCATATGCCATCGTGAGCATCAACTGAATCATGCCGAGTTTATCTTCTAGAGCATCTACTAGTTCAACGTCTTTGATGTTGTAGTCGATAAACGATTGGTAGTCGTTTGTGTACCACTCTTTGAATGTGTCGTATGGGTTCGGGTCTTTCTTTACACCCAACTCAATCATAGAAATGTAATCAAGTGTAAATGATTCTTGGTTTGTATATGTGAACTTACGATAAAGATCCATATAGTCAAGATTAGCAACACCCCAAATGTTGTATCGTGTAACATCACGACCGAACATAGATGTATACTCCTGTGTCACAGTATTCCACGGTGACATGGCATTCATCATATCTTCACTATACAGATTTTTGATGCGATTACAAAGATAAGGAACATCAAAGAATGTTGTGTTCCAACCTGTCAAGACATCTGGTTTCACGTTTGCCATAAACTCGACAAACTTGTTTAGCAACACTCTCTCATCATCACAATAGATAAACTCAACATCATCTCTTGTGTTGTTGTAGTCATAGATACCCCACACGATAATCTTCTTCGTGTTGTGGTTCTTTACTGTGATGGCAAGGACTTCTTCTTCTGCCACATTGGGATCAGGGAAACCGTTTTCACTGGCAACCTCAATATCAATCGTGATAGTTAGAATCTTCTCTTGATTCCATTCAACTAGACCAGGATACATTTCGGAGATATAACAATACATATATCTCTCCATGCCATAGATGGTGCCAGGCTGATCTTCATAGTTTTTGAGAAAGTCTCTTGCCTCTCTCATACCGGACAACTGAATAGGTTTCAGACTATGACCTTCTAAGGTCTTATATTCAGTTTCTTCCTTAGACCTAATGTAAAGAGTAGGTTTATATTTGACCGTGCGCTGTACTCTCTTGCCGTCCTCAATCGCACGGACAAGAAGTGTATTACCTTTTTGAATTACGCTTGTGTAAAAGTTTTCTGACATAGTATACAGCTTATCAGAAAAACGCTATTCTGTCAAGAGTGATTGTGTATCTACTTGAACATCTGGCACAACGATGCCAGAGCCAAACGCCTGTCTATAATTATTTACTATGTCTTTTGCTGGTTCAATAATGAAAATGATATAATCTCTTGGAATATCCACCTTCACCTTTGCAGTTCCGGCAAAAGGAATCCAAGGAGCAAACCCCAGCTGCATACCTTGACCATTAGAACCTCCCATAGGCATAATCTGTGCTGGGTTTTCTATTGTTACTGTATCTTCATTCTCATCTATATCAGCAACAATATCTTCACCCGACTTCAGCCGTAATAGCTTTATTGACATATTCTTCTTCTCCTTCAAACCAACTCATTGTGTACCATTTGATACCTTCTTCTGCAAACAACCTTTTAAGCTCTTCTTTTTTCTCGTAAGGAATATAAAAGGTTTGGTATCTCTTATTTTCATATACTGCTACTAACATCAATCAATATTTTTCTTAATATTCAACTTTTTTCTTGTTGCCTATGTTGTATTTGGTTTCAAGACACCAGCTGTCTTTTTCCCTAAAAGAAAGAACTTTGATTTGTGATAGAGGTGCTTTTGGTTCAGCTTGTCCAATAATGTTAATCAATTCCCAATCTTCCAATAGGCCGGCAATAGTGTTCCTTCTCTCAACATCATTGATTGATATGTTGGTGGGCTTCCCATCCAACGCAAACAACTCCTTGAAATGAACAATAAAGTATCTACCCTGCTTATGTAGTATATGACAAGATTGATATAACTTTCTTTCCTTTCTACTCGCAACTCCTATCCTTGATAATGTTTCTCTAACTTTTAGGAAGTCATCGGTTTCCGATAACCCAACCTCTAGCATTAGGTCAGGTGTCCACTCCAATTCTTCCATGTTTACCGCCCTTGGTTAATTTTATTTTTATTATTTTTATTTGCTCTTCGGTAAGAACTTTTAGAGCCTGTTTGGCTTTCTCATTGCTATAGCCATAATATTCTTTCACCACATCTAAATCTTTAATTTTGGAAGACTTCATCCACTTAGCAAAGCGTTTGCGTTTCCTTAGACTATTTAGTAAAAAGTCGTATTGGAGGCGGTTGTCCAATCCGTGTAGTCGGTTCATCTCATTGACATAGAACACGGTATCTGGAAATGGTGCTAGACATTTGTTGACGATGTATGCCGGATATTTCTTTTCCTCATACTCATCAATCATAACATCTTTCTTTGTGTAGTTGATACTATTCAACCAATCTTTTAGTTCTGCCATTCTATAATCTCCGGTGGAACACTACCAACCAACCAATGATCTGGCAGTGGTGCCCAACCTTTTCTCAAGTGTCTGATAAATGCCTTAGGGTGTGTCCATACTTTCACCCCATCGTTTTGTAATCGTAATGATAGATGATGGTCAGACGAGTTACCTCTAGGCCAACATGAGATAGGGTATTGTTCCCACAACTCTTTGGTCATACCTGTCAACGCAAAGTTGGCATAACTTGTTCTGACTAACTCTGGTGGGAGTTTTCTCATCATCTCCATCGTTATCCATTCACCATATTCTTCTCTTGCAGGACCCCAACTCGGGTCTGTGCAACGAATTCTGTTTTGATTGACTGTTGACTGTTCACTAAAACTACCATCATCGTTTATGTGCATATTCATCCAACCAGTGAATACATCACACTTCTTACTCTCTGTATATTGTAACACAGTTTCTGTTGCTTGTCTAGTGACAATCGCATCATCACCGATAATAATGTAATGGGTGTAATCGTGTTCCTTTATGTACTTGTTCAGTTGTAATGTCACTTGGGGTTCTGTAAACGCCTTGAAGAACACCATAGGTATATCAAAACTTTTCTTGTAGGACTCCAGAGCAGGTTGAATGTTTCTGGGCTGCATTACAAGTAGGCAAGGATCAAACATTACTTTTTCTCGTTGTTGATGTGATGAGATATGGCATCCTTCCATCGTAGTTTCTGGTGTGCCATTACACCGTGAGGTATGTTCTTGGTAAGATAACTATTGTCTCTTAGTATCTTTGCAGGATTACCTACCCAAACTTTGCCAGGTTCTACTAATGTTTTCTTTGGTACAACACAACCCATACCAATCATAGACCAGGCGCCGATGACCTGATGTTGATGTACGACACAACCAGACCCACAGTTACTTTCTTTCATCACATGGACATGACCAAGAATGATAGCACCGACACTTAGGGTTGTACCATCTTCAATGATACAGTCGTGTGCCACATGAGAACCACGCAACATAATAATGTCGTTGTGTATCTCTGTAGGTGTAGTCGTACCCGAATTGATAGTAACAAACTCACGGAACATATTATTGTTGCCAATCTTCAAGGCACCGTTCTTGTGCCAGAAGTCTTTGTGTTCGGGTCGTGTGCCGATAGAGCAGTGACCTTCAAATCGGTTGTTGTCTCCAACGGTTAGTTCTCCCGTTAGATGACAAAAAGGACCAATGTAATTATTGTCTCCTAGTTTTACCGATACATCTACATATGCTGTCGGGTGTATAAAATTCATCGCCAATTCTCCTTTACCCATTGTTCATTTGCCACAGTATGTGGTTTGTCTTTGCCGTGAAAGTATACGATACTCGCATCTTTCAATCTTTTCATATGTCCGTGAATGTGTACACGGTAACTTAGTATTCTACCCTTGAAGATAGTATCTAGTCTTGGACTGTCAGGGTATGCCACTCTCAATAGTGCCATCTCTGACGGTGCATTGTGTGGACCGTAGTCTAGTTTTGCCTCTCGCATAAACATAAACTCATCACCCTTCCACATATCCCACACCTCACTACAAAACTCATCATTACTAATCGTGATGGCATTACAAATAGTTTCTGGATGATATGGGTCTTGACATACTGCTATCTTGGCGTCATAGTCAAAGATATCATCTAGTGGTCCTGTGATGATAGTATCAAGTCCAGTTGTTATTCTTTTGCCAGTACATAAGTCTGGACGATACTGTTCCATCAAACTCATCCAACCATACTGGTCAACTGAGCGATTGAACCTAACTGCCTGTATAGGTTCTTCAAACTTATAGTTCTGATCTGTTAGGCAAATTAAATTAAACTTGCCGTTATAGTTTCTGCTTATGCCCCTATAAAGACGATCCACCCATTCTGGGGAATAAATGCCAACGCTATGTAAAATGCCGGTTTGTCTCCCATCAAAAAGGGAAGTTACAACCGTGACATCTGGTTTATAAGATTGCCGCGAGCCCCAACTTCTCGTTGTGCCACTCTGGGTCATCTTTGACGAGTTCACTTTCTCGGTACTCATAATTGTCCGACTCCTCGTTTTCATTAAGTAAAATTGCACCATTGTTAATATGGAAATTCCATGCCATCTTTGTCTTTGGTGATAGAGTTACAAATCTTTCTATGTGTGGTTGTGTCATTATTAGATATTTCCACAAATCTAATACTAACATTCTACCCGCACCACCCTTTCGGCTCCATACCGTATAAAAGATTGCATGGTTAAGGCCTACATAAGTTGTAAGTTCGTCTATGGTCTTAGGCACATCGTTACAGTAAGCGATACAAATAATCGCACCACCGTTTGTATAAACTTCTCGTCCTGCTGTATGTCTGAATTCTCTGTTAAGTTCCGGTCTAACGGGATCTTCCTGCCAAGGAAGGTTTAAAGGCCACTGGTCAGCGTACCTTATCTTCTTCAATTCCATTTGGTAAATATCTCGCTACATTTGTTGATGCGGGTCTGACGATCCAACCTACCCCATCATGGTCAAGTTCTAAAAGGTCCTTTGGGTCCCATCCCAAATCTTCCTTCTGTTCATCGGACAAAGCAATATACCTTCGTCCCTTTTCGTCTTTGTAAATCATCGTCCCACGTCCTTGAGATACTTTTCTTTTGTTTCATCCCAAGTCATGTAAATGAGATCATCATAAAATAAACTTTCTTCACTTACACCTTCACGAGCTAATAACGATTTTATTCTCTTACTAGCATATTTATTCTTCCAGATATTTACCAAATGGTCAACAGAGGTATCAAATCTTTTTACTAGTTTGTCCTCTGTAATCTCCTGTCGCAAAAACTCTGGAGTGTTTTCGTACAGGTGTGAAAAGTAAATGCCTCTCTGATGGAACGATTGAGTATTTTTGATACCCAGCTGTGAATAAGCATACAATAAGGAACGAAACTTGTGGTCACGTTTGTATTTACTTCCCTTATCATTCTTTGCCTTCCACATCTCCCAATACTTGACCGGGTCTCTCTTGTGCATCCACTTTCTTACTTCATAAATTGTTTCTCTCGTTGGTTCATAAACTAATGTACCAGATGACTTGCCTCGTTTGTTCCAATATTTTAGATTGTTGTATTGTGAAAATGACCCATACAGTGAAGTCGTGGTCACACCAACAAGTGTCTGTCCGTATCTACGTTTCCATTCATTCTGAACATCATCAGACAGACACAACAGAGCAAGTAACTTGCCTCCTACATAGTTGTACCCTAATGGTTGGGTTGGTAGAATACTAGACCCAATACAGGAGTGTAGTAACATACCAGCATTGCGTTGTTCTCTCGTCCAACCAACAAAGTTATCTCTTGGTGTTAGGTCAATAAAGTCAGATGATAATGTAATCACACCAAGATACTTACCCGTGACCTTATCACGAATAAGAAAGAATAAGTTTCTGCCAATGTTATTATTGTTTCTTTGTGTGTGACAGAATACTCTCACAGCCTTGAAGTGGTCGTGTACCCATTCGTTATCGTTTGTTAGAATCATCTCCGGTTCTAAATTCAAATAATCATCAGGATGTTCTGGCATCCACAATAACGGTTTTACTTTATCTAGAAGGACTTTCTGTTTGTTGTCCGTCATCACCCTCTCTGTGCCAAATAAAGTATTTTTCTCCTCTGATGGATACTTGCGTTGTATCTCACACCACTTTTGATAAAGGGTGATTTCTTCCACAGACATTTGCCGCAGTTGTTCTAGTTCACGTTCAAGCAAACTTCTCAACTCATCATCTGTTAAAGCATCGACTGTTTCTGGAAGATTGTTAGGTATCCATCTCTCCCATTCACGGACAAGTCTATCGTTCCATTCTTCTTTTATTTGAAATTGCACTGTAACATTATCTCCGTCAGACAAGCCAACAGATTGATTTCTTGGTCAGCAACAAAGGCTGCCTTCATCTGATAGTCGCCAATGAGAATAACAGCAGCGGGTATGGTGTTCGGTTCAAGATACACATACAGGCTATCATAAATCTTGCGGAAGATTTTGGTGGGATCATTATCAATATTATCAACTACCCACTTACGAACCTGTGTAAACTCTTTCTCCTTGAGGTGGTGTGCCAACTCTTTCATACTCACTTCTGAAAGGTTGACGAGAATGCCAGAGTCAATCTTGCCCGACACACCATACCGCTGCAACTCATTCAACACTCGCCTGTTATCAGGAAAGTGTTTCATTATTACTTCGGCAACAACTTTCTTATCATGCTCGATATTATTCTCATTGAGAATATTCACACAACGGTCAAGCAACAGACCCGCAAGTTGTTGTCGGTTGCCATTTATCTTAAATTCAATAACAGAACACCGAGAATGTAAAGGCTCAATAATCCTATTCTTGAAATTACAAGTAAAGATAAAACGACAGTTTTTATGAAATTCCTCAATGAACCCACGGAGAGCAGGTTGCGTTGATTGAGGATTGAGGTAGTCTGCCTCATCAAGTATCACAACTTTCTGTCCGCCAGAAAGGGATACAGTAGAAGCAAACTGTTTAATCTTTGTTCTAAGAATATCAATACCGGATTCTTCTGATCCGTTGATAATCATGTAGTCCATGTCTAGTTCATTACATAGAGCACGTGCTACTGTTGTTTTACCAACACCAGACCCACCTGACAATAACAGGTTAGGTATGCCTTTGTTCTTGATAAACTCTTTAAAAGTTTCTTTTATCTTTGGGGGTAATATACAGTCGTCAATGGTTCTGGGACGATACGCCTCCACCCACAAAATTGGTTCTTTCATCTTGTTCCACCTCATAATAATCATTTTGCCCGCACCAAGGACAAAACAGTTGTCTTGGTTTCATAACTGCTTCTAGAGCAATGCTCCACCATCCCCCGCAACTAGTACAGGAGAAGTGATGGAGTATTTCTATTTTCGCGGCCATTTTTCAGCCAAAAGAATAATATCTTCACAATCTAAATCCATTTTTTCCGCAATTCGTTCAGGATCTACACCCAACTCAATTAGTTTTTGGATCATTTCTAATAGTTCTTTTTTCTCAAAGAACTCCCTTCGCTCATCCATCAGTCTTTGCTTCCATAGCAATCCAATAAGAGACATCAGTTCCGACCCAGTGACTTACACCGGTAGTTGTTGACACATGGACTTCATAGTCACCAGAAATCATCTTGAGATTTTCTGCCTTGAAACGACACTCGAAAGGTTGACGGTCAATATCAAGAACCTGTATATAGTTGTTTGAAGAAGTATTCTTCAGGTCTGTTGCCGTGACTTCAACACCAGGGTTACCATTAGAGACAATCGTGATATCAGGAAGTTGCATAACAGCAGACGCCTTCAATAGATTAGCTAAAATGTCCTGTGGCACAGAGAAATCTACATCTGTCTCTGGTGCATTGAATGTCTCAGGTGGGACTGTAAGAATAGATGGGTCAGAATACATATACTTGATTTTAGTCGGACCACTATTCGCCGTCAAGAATGCCTGGTTATCAAAATTGAGATCGGCATCTTTCGCCAAAGTCAATACACCCAAGAATTCATTGAGGTCATAGATGCCGAAGTCTGCTGGGAATACTTCAGAAACATTCGCTTCGGCCAGAATGTTCTTCATTGTTGACATCGTGCGAAGTTTGCTACCCTCTTTAATCAGAATGTTCTGATTGATGGTAGAAAAATTCTTTAGAATGCCTACGGTTTTATCACTTAATTTCATCATTTAATCACCTTCACGATTGTCATGTATATGCAACATGATTATTCCATAATGTAATATCTTCATAAGATCAACACGATTATGACCATTCTTACGACCATACCTCTGTGCATACTTCAAGATGTTACCCATACAAAAGCCTTCTCCGTGTCCACAATCATCAATAAATTGTGTGGACTGATACTTACGTTTTGCATAATGCTCGCCGTAAGTACCATCTACATATTTTTGTAGATCACGAATAACTTTATCTTCACTGAACGCATAATTTATTTTTGCCATATACTTATTATCTCATAATGTAAGTTAAAAGTCAAGTCTTTACCACCAATATTTCATGAGATTTTTTTGGTTCATTTCCTACTTCTTGTTTATGCTTTCCTATTCTTTTTTCCCCAAGGCCATATGAATAATGCCAACTTGGATAACGCAAATCAAAATCCTTATAATATTCACGGATAGTTTCACAATTATTATATGATAATATAAAACTTCCCTTATGGTTGTGTAACAAGTCTCTCAATAACTCATGGTTAAAACCTGTATGATGTACATCTATATTAGGATTAGGATAAATTCCCTTAAACATCTTATTATCTGAATCTTTCTCCAAATAATAAGGAGGATCTAAATAAAAAAAATCATTAGGATACATCTCAAATACATTTTCAAAAGATTCTCTCACCACTGATAGATTTGAATTTTTATATTCTCTAATACGTTTTATACTTGCAAGCCACCTAGTTTTATTTTCATAAATTTTACTAAACCAGCCCAAATACATAGGACCATATGATAAATTATGATTGTAAAAATAATAAGCTGCAGCATCAAGATTTGATAGTTTTATAGAATCTCTTTTATAATGATCTGTAGGCCAATCCTTTAGCATTTCTTGAGTTACTTCCCAAGTAATTAATTTCTCCTTCACTATTCCATATACTTCTTTATTGGGTTCTAAAGTTTCCAATTTATCTGCAAGAGCATTTGAATCTTCTAATAAAACATTCCAGAAATTTACTAGTGGATTGAATATATCAAATCCTTTAACTGGAATGTTTAACTCGGAAGACCATCTTGACTCCAAACCACCACCTCCCATAAAAGGAGAAATAATACGTTTGGGATTAGGAAATCCCGGTATAGATTGTGTGATAATTTTATAAGCTTTAGATTTACCACCAGCATATCTAATAGGAGTTTTCATCTAATTACCATTCTTTACATAGTCATATTCATCTCGTATCCATGCAGGCCATTTAATTGCATTTTCCTGATAGTTCCAAATAGGATAACAATCTTCGGAAGCTTTATATTCTTTCAGACAATTAGATTCCATTTCTTTAAATGGAGCTACAGACATACTTGTTGACTCAAAAAGACCAGGAACTTCCATTGTTAATTTAGGCCCCCAAATACAATATACCTCTACCTTCTTACCTTCAGATAAAGCAGCTTCAATGTGCTTATGTATACCAACACTACGCAATGATGGACTACCACCCATTGCAGTTTGATAATTATACATGGTAGATTTAATACCCCTTTTACTTTGAGAGCCACCCATCTTACAGATGACCCCATCAACAACTAGGAAATATACACGACCTCTACTATCTTTGAGTAGATTATTCCCAACACAATATTCTAGTTTCCACTCACCTGAGTTATGTTTTTTCAAATAAGCTCTAGCTATTTTAGTCGCAGTTTTTACTTGTGAAATTTTCATAATATAAAATGTGAGGTGGACAAACTCTGCCTCCGACAGGTATTTGGTGGTGGACCCTGGGACGTGTGTCTGCCACCCCACACTGATTTTAACTAATTTTGATTAGTTTTGGTTTCTTTTCTTCCGGTAAGATTCTCTCAAGATGAATCAAGAGCATACCGTTTTCCATCTTTGCGTCTTTGACAACAATATCATCTGCCAAAGTCCACTTACGAGAAAACTTACGAAAGGAAATACCACGATGGAGAAACTCTGGAAGAAGCTTTGAACCTTCTGTCTCTTCCGTTGTATTTGTGGTACGAACTGTAAGGACACCTTCTGCAACTTCAACCTCAATCTCATCACGGGTCAAACCGGCAAGTGCCAATTCGATGGTGAAGTTGGTGTCGCCGTCCTTACGAATATTGTAAGGTGGGAAACCTGTGGATGTTGTTTGGTGAAGCGCATAGTCATTCAGTCGGTCAAAGACCCGGTCGAATCCTACGGCATAAGGTGTTAGTGTGTTACGGTCGAAGTTCTGGAATTGATCCCAGATGTTTGCTATTGCTTTTGAGCTAGTTACCATTTTTGGTACCTCCATTTATGCAAGGTTATTATAAAACGAGAATCCCCGAAGGCGATTCTCTACTACTATTTATACACTTAATTACACTTAATAATTAAAAATATAGATAATAGATAAGGAAAAGAAGTGAACCCCATAAAAATCTTTTACTCCACTTCTCAAAAAATTCATAGACAAAGGCATAAGACCTAAGTGCTCTTAGATTGCCTTTCTTCTCATGTATCTCCAATCCTCTACGAAGTTCATATCTCACAGGTCCAGGTAGAGGTGTCATATTGTTAGACCACTTCTCCCAATCTTGTGCGATATCCATTGGCGATGCATTCCACGCTGTGTAATACACATCTTCCGGATTCCAATCTTCACACCAACTCAGAATCGTAATATAATCCTCATCTGATAGATGGTCATATGCGGGTTTTTTGTACGGTAAAAATCGACTCAATGCCGTAGCGATTACATCAATAAACATATACCTTTTTCTCATAATTAAATATACTTCCAGTATATCAGGTTTAACCCCAGCTGTCAAGGGCACTTCTCTTTTTATATCGTTCTGCCAATTTGCGGTCTTTCTTGGCCTTTTCCAGGTGTATCCGGTTTGCCTTAGTATCAAATGTGATGCCGTCTAAATGGTCAATCTCATGTTGGACAATACGAGCAGTAATGCCACTGAGATGGTCATAAAACTTTGTGCCATCCTCATCTTCATATGTGAAAGTGATCTCCTTTGGTCGTTTGACTTTCACGAATAGACCGGGGTAACTCAGGCAACCCTCTACCATATATTCTTCGTCCTTACTGGTCTCTGTGATCTCGGGGTTGAAGAATGCCTTGGCAAAATCTTCCACACCATCTGTCTGTAAGTCGCCCATACCGATAACAATAACTCGGGTCTCTATTCCTATCTGTGGTGCGGCAAGACCAATACCACCATCACGCTTACGAATCTTGTGCATTTCTTTTACAAGTTCGTTGGGGTTCATCACCGGATCATCAAAGTTGAAGTCGGGCATTACCCTCTTGAGGATGGGGTCATTTTCTTTTCTTAGTTCGTGCATAATAATCTCTATGATATTGTTGATGGTATTCTTTAGTTGGTTTTCCGTCCGCATCTCTTGGAATGTCTTTCTTGTATGCTGGGTGGTTCTCTCCCTTTACATTTCGTGTCGTGAGATCGGGTCGTTTCTTTCCCCACATTCCATTTTCTTCCTCTTGGGTTGCCAATAATCAAAATAAAGAGAACGCTCTTCTTCGTAACGATCTATTACATTATTAAGGACACTACTACCATCATTAACATATGTAACAGCATCGACATGATATATACCGCATGACTGTCTAAAACGATGTACAGCATCAGCTTTATCTTCTGCATTAACAAAAAATACTGTTTTACCAGATTTAACTTCGTATTGAGGCATTATTAAATTATATTATAAAACTATGAAATTGTCAAGTTTATTGTATTTCCCACTGATATGTTGCCTATGAAACCCCTTTTTTCTTTTCCATACTTACTATTTTATCACAAACTCAACCATAAGTCAAGAGACAACCTTACTAAAGTTCTGGACCTTTTCAATATTGGGTCATTCTCTTTTACTAGTTCGTGCATAATAATCTCTATGATATTGTTGATGGTATTCTTTAGTTGGTTTTCCGTTAGCATCTCTTGGGATGTCTTTCTTGTATGATGGGTGGTTCTCACCTTTTACATTTCTTGATGCTGTGTCTGGGCGTTTGACTCCCCACATAGGATTCTTCTCACCTTTTAGAGACCACTCATCTTTCCGAGCACTTCTTTTCTTCATCCCCTCATCATACTTCTTTCTTATCTCGGGGTCTTGCATCGGGTTGTTATCTCCGGATATGTCTGCTTCTGGATGTCCTAACATTTCTGCTGCTAACAGATCGTTGGGATTTCCATATTTTTCAAACAGCTCCATATGTGCCTGTGCGTGTTCCTCTCTCGTTAGATAAATCAAGTTATCGTCATCATCAGTTCCACCCATATGTTTAGGAATGATGTGATGCCTGTGGAATCCTTTTTTTCTTTTCATAATAATACTTATTATGGTAACACATATTTTCGCAAAGGTCAATAGAGAAGGTTCGTCTATCTCTTTAGAGAGACCATCTATCTCTTTGGTAATAGTTTGCTAGGAAACGACCTTTGAAAAGTTGCTTTCTTTGCGAAACTGGATCATATGGTCAAACTTATCAATAGACAGGTCCGACTTGTGGGAGATGATAAAGACATTCTCGTTGGTTAGTTTATTGATAATCTTCAAGAACTCATCAACACCATTGAAGTCCAAACTACTATCAAAGATTTCGTCCAACACAAGTAAGTTGGTGTTAGTTGAGTTTTTCATCTTGGCAATCTGTCTCCATGTAAAGAGTAGTGCCAAATCTATCCTCATTTTTTCACCCTCTGAAAAATTTGCATAACTAAAGATATCACGATACCTTGACTTGATTGTCTCGTTGAATTCTTCATCAAGATTAAACTGAGCAGGGAACTCAAGTGCAGACAGATAGCTATTGATTAGCTTGTTCATTACCGGGAGGTATCTCTTGATAATCTTTGTCTTGATACCTGAGTCTTGTAATAGTTGTCTCGCAATCAATAGATAGTTATTATCTTCTGTTAGTCTCTCTTTCTTTTTCTCAATCGTCTTGAGTTGGCTCTTGTATGTTTTGAGTTTTGTTTTTTCTTCCGTCAGTTCAGCATCGGCCTTATTGAAGTTTTCTATCTGTTGCATTAGTTGTTTATTAAAAGCAATGATAGAGTTTGATGATGCTGTATTCTTTGCCACTTCAACTTCTTGGTTGCGACATTTACTTTCTTTCTCTTTAAACTCAACAACACGAGCATCCATAGAAGCAATTTCTACTTTGAGTTTTGTAGTAGTACAAGCACTGGTTATCATCTTGTTTGTGCGTTCTTCAATCGCCTTCTGTTTGAAGTCCTCATCTATATGTTG